GGCGCCAGACTGGGCGGGGAGGGGTCCCTCCCCTGGGGTGTCACCAGGCGCCGTCGGTGAGGTTCACCTGGCGCATGATCTTCTGTTGCGAAGCGCCGCCGACCTTGGCGCCCTTCCGGGCGTTACAAATCCAGTGCGCCGGCTGCAAATTGTCGAAATCCGCTGCCGCGGCTTCGGGGCTGTCGTAGCCGAACTCGCGCCACCTGGAAACAGGTTTGATTTCATCGACGACAAAGCTCAGGGGGTGGGCTGCGTCGCTGGGCTGGTCGTACCGGATCGGTCCAAGCGCCCCCCGGCATATTCCGCACGGTCCTCCGGCGGCCTTTATCCTGGCGCGATTTTTGCGGCGCTGGTTGCCGTTTGCATATCTCGGATTATTCATGGCAAAACAAAAAGCCGGAGCCGATTATCACCGTCCTGGTGATCATCGGCTCCGGCTCTCAAAGCACTGGCCCTCATGGATGTCAATCGTCAATTCAGTTTTGCAGTCCCGGCAATAAACCGGGATGCGCTGGCCCTCGGTATCCGGCAGCACCCGCATCAGCCGCCGGTTGCGTCGGCAGATCGGGCACTGAAGCCAGCCATCTTTCACCGTCAGTTTATCGCATATGCCTTGATGTGTCAATGCTTTTTCCACCTTTGTCCTTAAAATAATACGTGTTTCAAGACAGAAAAAATAATAAAAAGCTCAATCCCGCCGCACTCGGCGACGTTTGGCCCGCGGCGCGTGGCCAACGACCCAGCCGAAACGATACTTAATAACGTGGTAGCTGGCCCACTCGGTTTGTCTCTTTTCGTCGATCAGAACCGTGCAGCCGGCCGGCGGCGTCAGTTTGAAGTCGTCCGGGACGGTCAGCGTCTCGGTCTCCGGTCGTTTGGCGTTGCGGGTGCAGCTCCAGCCGTGCAGGCCGGGCTTGTCGGCGTAGTCCTGGCACTCGCGCAGCTCCTTGGTCATGTAGCGGGCAAGCGTCTCGTGATTCTTCTCGGCGTCCACGCGGAGCTTGTTGGCCTCGACGTCGCTGCCGTAAATCCAGCAGCGGCGGATGATGTCGAGGTCGTGGCCGGTGTTCGTGATGACGATGTGGAAGTGCCAGCGGCCGGTGGCACTGGTCAGCACCTCCGGCGCCCAAAAGACCACCGGCAGCGGCACGCCGGCGGCCTTGTACGCGGCGGCCAGCTTTTGCCGAAAGTATTTCGCCCGGCGCTGCGCCTCGGCCCTGGATTTCGGCATGTGCGCGTCGTCAAAGGTCAAGACGATCACCCAGGCGCTGCCAGGCGTCGGGAAGTTCACGGCCAGCATCAGCTCCAACTCCTCAAATGAATGGATCTGATTGATGCGGCGCTGGGCCTCGCTGGAGGCCTTTTGTTTCGCCGCCCGCTGGCGCGGGGTATCGTAACGGCTTGCCCGCGGATAAAGCGCCTCGATCCGCAGCGGGCCGGCGTCTATGCGTTTGAGAGTTTGGGCCACGGTGTCCTCCTTGTGTCTGAAGTAGACCGTGGCCCTCTCGGCTCTCGTCTTTGATTATTCGTTTTCGTCGTTCTCGCTGACAAGCTCTACAGGGGAGCCGGTCAGATCCCGCAGCGCGCAGCGGACGTCGTCGGTCACGCCGCAGGGGCCGCCGTGCTCAAAGCAGAGCGCCTTTGTGCAGGTCGGGTTGCGCGCCGGGTCGCAGACGTAAGTCTTGCTCATTTTCGCAGCACCGCCTCGCTCTGCATCCAGGCCGGGGCGTCTACAAAGCAGACGTGCAGCTCGCCAGGGCATTCGCCGCCGTGCTCTGCCTCGCAGACCTCGCAGGCGGAGATAATCGGCGGCTTGACGCCGCTGCACTCAAAGAGCGTGTCCCAGAGCTTCAGCAACGACGCGTCGCTCATGCCGTTGATGCAGTTCAGAATGAATTGGCGGTTGGTGGTCATCGGTCTATCCTCGATTCGTCAGATTGTCCAGCGTTTCCTGGCCCATGTACTTGAATTTGCCGGGCGCCTTCGGTAGCGGCATCCAGTGCTCCACGCGCGGGATGCGGACGTTGCCGACGGACTTTTCCGTGAAGTCCATGAACGCGGCCCGAAAGTAGACCGCCGGGAGGACGACGTGGGACGCGGTGCAGACGAGGCAATACTCGCCTTCCTCTGGATAGCGGTCGTCCACGGAGATCCACGCGCCCTTCCACGGCGCGGGCTCTTCAGCGCGGCCCAGCAGGTAATCCGTGGAGCAGTGCAGCGCATCGGCAGTCTTGACGATCCTCTCAATGTCTTCGATTTTGGACCAGCCCCACGGTGCGCTCTGCGAAGGCGTCCATTTGCCGCCGCCGGTCTCGCGCTCCTCGTCTTCGGCGTAGTTTTTCCAGGTGTAGACCGTTCCGTCGATGGCCTTCACGCAGTCCTGCACGGTCAGGCCCGCCGCCCGCCGGCGCTCACCGAAACGGCGCCAAACGCCCTTCATGGCCTCGATCTGCGCATTGTCGCGCTGTTTCTCGGCCTCGCGCTGGGCCTTGGCGGCCTCTTTCTTGTCCTTCGTGCGCTCGGCTTGCTTTTCTTTCAGCAGCGGGCAGACGGACCGGCAGCTCTCGAAGTTGTAGCACTTCTCGCAGCAGGCGTAAGACGAGCAGCTGTGGTAACTGGTGCTGAGATATTCAATCTCCAGAGTGCGCATGGCAAAGGCGCATTTGCCGTCTTCGCATTTGTCGCACGTCTTCGCCGCAGCCTTTTTGATCTTTTCAGCGCGGTCTTTGACGCTGTACTCGTAGGCGCCGTCCGGGTTCCGGTGCAGCCGGTATATTTCCTGTTGGATGACCGGGTCGTTTTGAGCCAGCGCGTAGGCGACAGAGTGGGCGATCTTGTTCGCCTCCCACATCCCGCGCCAGGGCGCGGCCAGCTTCTCCCGGATCACCTTCAGCTCAGCGAGCTTCGTGGCGGAGACCTGGCAGGCTTCGGCCACGCGGTCGCGCATGCGGCCGGTCACGTTGATGACGCCCTGCTCTTTGAGCTGATAAAGCAGCATCTCCACGCGCTCGGCCTGCTTGGCCAGATCCGCGCTGGACATGCGGCGCGTGTCGGCGTTGGCCATGATCAGACGCAGCTCCTGGAGCTCCGGGCTGCCGCCGCCGCGCTCGATGATGCACGGAACGCGGGCCCACTTTTCCGGCGCCTCCTCGTAGAGGCTCCAGAGCGCGGCGCGGCGGCGGTGGCCGCTGACGATCAGATACCGACCCGGCATGTCCGGGTTTTCCCGGACGCGCAGCGGCTGCTGCAAGCCGACAAGCTCGATGTTCGCGGCCAGCTCGTCGATGCCGTCCATAGAATAGAAGTTTTCGGCGGCGCCGTCGAGGTTTGCGATGTCGATATAGGTGATCTGCTCCTCGGTGTCGGAAGGTGACACCGATCCGAGAATATTGGCGAGGCTGTCGCCCAGGTCAAACTTTGCCATCACTGCACCTCCAGAAACTCGTCCACAAACGCCCTGTAATCGCGCCCAGCGGCGGACTGCGGGGAATACTGCTGTAGGCTCTGGCCGGAGAAGATGCTCTCCGTGACCTTGTCGCTGCGGCGAATCACCGTCCTGAACACCGGCACGGCGGAAGCGCGCAGCGCGGCCTCGCCCTGATGGGTGGCGACGGTGTTGTGCCACTTGCAGATCATCGCCCCGGCCACGCGAATGCGCGGCTTGACGTTGCGCATGGATTCAATCTGCGCCATGACGGTCGTGAGGCCCGTGATGGAAAAGAGATCCGCCTCCAGAGGGATGATCACGTCGTCCGCGGCGTAGAGCGCGGCGACGGTGGCGGCGGTAAAACTGGGCGGGCAGTCGATCAGGACGTGATCGAAGGCGTCCACGGCGTGATCCGGCACGCCGGCTTCGTTCCAGGCGTCCACGCTCAGATTGTAGAGCAGGTCGGAGATCGCCTTCAGGCTGACGGAGCCGAAGATCTGCATGGAGGCAATGTCGGCGTTGATGAGGTCCAGGGACGCGGGCAGAAGCTCCACGCCCGGCACGTTCGTCGCGTAGATGTAATCCTCGCACCAGTCGCTGCGGCCCTCGGCGTCCAGGTTGAGCAGCTGCGCCAGGGTGCACTCGACGGTCTTCTCCGGGTCTTTGTAACCGTAAAACTGGGTGAGGTTCGCCTGGGGGTCGGCGTCGATGCAGAGCACGCGCTTGTCGCGCTCGGCGAGGATCGCCGCCATGTTGATGACGGTGGTGGTTTTCGCCACGCCGCCTTTGAGGTTGAATACTGCGGTTGTTCTCATCGCGTGAATATCCTTTCTCAGTTTGTGAAGAAAAACGATTCCCGGAAGCTCCGGCCGGGGCCGAGCTCGTAGCGCAGCGTATAAAAGCGCCGTTCCGGGTGGATGTAGACGACGGTGGCGTCCACCGTCACCTCGGCGGTCTCGCCGCCGGCTTTGCGGTCTGCGTCGTAGACCTTCATTCGCCGTTTTAGCTTATCGCCGACGTTCAAGCCTTCACCTCCTCCATGATGGTCTGCTCGCCGCCGGACTTTTTCGCCTCGTAGCGTTTCTGCTGGGCGTTCAGCAGCTCGCGCGGGATGTCGCTGCCGTGGGCGACGTAGGAAAAGCGCTGCGCCTCGCCGTTGAAAGCGAGCTCCAGGCGGCCGATGCGGCCTTCCTTGTTTTTGGCTATGTAGAGCTCGCGCCGAGCATCCTCAGCGTCGCCGATGCGGTACAAGAGCGCCACCACGTCGGCGTCCTGCTCCAGCTGGCCGGATTCACGCAGCGACGAAAGCGTTGGCGGCGGTGTCTTGCCTTTTTGGTTCTTCGCCGGACGGCTCAGCTGCGACAGCTCGATCACGAGGAGCTTGTGCCGCCGCGCCATGAGAGCGAGGGCCTTGCTGATCTCCGCCACTTCCTCGGCACGGGTGCCGCCTTTGCGGATGGTGCCCGGCCGCACCAGCTGCACGTAATCCAGGGCGATGATCTTGAAGCCGCGGGAGAGCGTCACGCCCAGCACGTCCTCGGCGCTCATGCCGGCGGCCTCGATGATCTGGACGGGCCGTTTGGTGATCTCCACGCTGTGCGCGGTGACGGCCCGCCACTGGGCCGTGTCCATCGTGCCGTGTTTCACGGCGGTGAAGCGCAGCTCCGGCACAGCCTGGGTCACGAGGCGGTCCATGAGCTTGCCGGCGCCGGTCTCGAAGCTGAAGATGCCGACCGGGTACTGCTGGGCCATGCGCCAGGTCCATTGAAGCATGAGGGCGGTCTTTCCGTCGGACGGATAGCCACCGAGGACCAGCACGTCGCCAAGGTCCAGCGTCAGACGATCGTCCATGGCGTTGATGCCCGTGGCGATGTATTTCTTTTCTCCGGCCTGGTGATCTGCGTAGAATTGCTCCAGGGCGTCCTGCATCGTGACGATCCGCGCGGCGTCCTGCTCCACGGAGACGGCCTGCGCCTTTTGCAGCGTCTCCCGCGCTTCCGGCAGCGTGGCCGCGCCGGTGAGCTCGGCGCCGAGAGCCGTGAGACGGGCCAGGCGGCTCTGCTCGCGGCAGACGTCGATGTAGGCCTGAACATTCGCAGAGGTCGGCGTCTCGCCGATCAGCCGCTTCACCGTTTCCCGGTACGCCGGGCCCACCGTGTTGAGCACCGTGACCGGGTCAACAGGCTGACCTCGGACCGCCACCTCGCGGATGGCGTCCAGCAGCGTCCGAAATTCGCCGGTGAAGTCATCCGGCGCCGCGCTGTGCAGCAGCACCGGCGCACAGGCCGGGTCGATAAGGGCCGAGCCGATTACATAGGCCTGGGCGTCGGTCCAATCTTCGAGCTTTACCATTGCGCCACCTCTGCCGGCACGGCGACGCTGCGTCCGTCGGTCACCTGGACCGCGCTGCGGAGCTTTTCGTCCTCCCAGCGACGGTTACGCAGCCAGCGGACGAAATACGGGATGCCGATGCCGCGCTGCCACTCCTCGCTTTGCCGCTGGATCAGCAGGGCGGTCTTCATGGCGAACACCGTCGCCTCGTCGGGCTTCAGCTTGTCCCACTCGGCGATGGCGCCTTGCTTATCCTCGCCGCGAGGATAAGCCTTCCAGAGCCGGTCGAACTCTTCCGGCAAATGATCAGGCGCTTTTTTCGCCGCCCGCCCCCTGGGGGGCTTTGGGGGGTTCTCTTGTTTCTTCGTTTCTTCTTGGAGAGTTTCTTGTGCTCGATTTTCCGTGTACGGCTCAACCGTGTACGGAAAATCAACACACGGTGCGGTCGGCACGTCAAAAAAGACATAACGAACGCCGCCGAATTTGCCGTTTTCCTGGTGCTCCTGGTTCCGGTCGCGCCGGAGATAGCCCAGCTCCTCCAGGCTGTCGAGAGCGCTCACGATGGCCGCCTGACCGTCAACGCAGATCGAGGCAAGGCCGCGGATGGAGAATTTCCAGTCGTCCGGCAGGCTAAGGCACAAGCAGAGCAGGCCCAGCGTTTTCAAATTGAGGCGCTTGTCTTTGAAGATGCCGTTGTTGATCCGGGTGAAGGGGTCCTCGCTGCGGATCACCTCAAAGGTCTCGTTCGTTCTCATCACCAACTTTCGGGGATGCCGATGCCGACGCGGAATCCGCGCCGGCGTCGGACATTTCGATTTTTTCTTGACAGTGCAAGGGAAAAATGCTATTATGATGGTGTTCTCATCGCTTCGGCGATACAGGGCCTTCAAGTGTTCCAGCACTTGGGGGCCCGCTTTTTTATTCGCCGAGGCCGCCGGTCAGATCATCAGCGCGGCGTCCAGCAGCGCGGCCAGATGGTCGCACGCCAGGGCCAGCACGATGCCGGCGGAGAGCACCGCGCCGAAGCCGGCGCAGGTGCAGGCGAATTTCACGGGGTAACCTCCTTCCGTTTGAAGTGGAGGGCGGGGCCGGTGTCGAACCGGCCCGGCAGCGGGCCTTGGTGAGCCCGCGCCGCGACCGCGGCCGCCCGTATGACCCGCCGCCGGAGGCGCGAAGGAACGCCAGCATCAGAAGGCGGCGGGAGATCCGCTTGACCCGCGGCGGTGCAGCCCACTCACCCAGGGCTGCCAGGGTAGGTTTGAGAGATCGGGCGCGGGAGCTCATGCGCTCCGTTGCTCGGTATAAAGTCCCCCTGCCGGTGACCAGCCGGGCCGCGCGGAGGTATGGAGCGCGGGGCGCTTCTTACGGGGGTGCGCCGAAACACGAAAGGAGAAAATCCGCGGGCCGTTATGGGCACCGGCCCGCCGGGCGGCGTGATTCCGGCACCGCCCAGAAAGAAAGATGAGAGGGACGCCCGGACAAGGGAGTCCTGGGGTGCCGCCGATTCCCTCGACGGCCCAGGAGGGTCAATACCGGATCGCGGCGCGCAGCTCGTCGATGGGAATGTTGAGCCGCTTGGCGAGGCGAGTCAGCTCGCTGACGGTCAGATCGCCGGGATTGCGGACGCGGCTGCGGGCGGTCTTTCCGCAGCAGCCGATCATGGCGCCCATTTCCTCGGCGCCCACTTTCTGGACGACGGCGGCGCCGGCCAGCAGCCGGCCGAGCTGCGCATGGGGCACCTCGCGCTTGCACAGATTGGTTTTCGGCATCAGCCGCCGCCTCCTTCCGCTACTTTGACCTGGATGGCGGCGCGGATCACCGCGTCCAGGCGCGCGATGATTTGACTCCAATAACCGATCTCGTTTGATGTGATTTTGCCGTCCGCAGCGAGCTCAAGAAGTCCGCCGTGATATTCCTTGAAGTCATTGATCGCACACAGCAGCTGCACGACGGCCTGGGGCAGGGGAAGCTGCTCCACCTCCGGGAGCGTGTCGGCGGCCAGCGCGGACTTGTTGCACATGTGCCAGTAACAGAGGATCGGCTGGCCGCTGACTTCCGCCATGATCTTCACGGTCTCGTCGGCGGGGATCACTTCGCCGCTTTCGTAGCTGCGGATCGTGCAGGGGGCGACGCCCACGGCCTCGGCCCACCGTTCTTGTGTCAAACCGGCATACTTGCGCGCGTTTTTGTAGATATTTCGCGGGGGTTGTTCACTTGTTCTCATCGCGTTTCACCTTCATAATGGTTTCGGGGGCATGCGCCCTGCGGAGCTGTGACTGCGCAGCGGCGGGACGGCCTCGTCGCCGTAGAGGTCCTCGATCTTGCATTTGAGGACCTTGGCGATGCGCGGGAGCTTCTCGGCACTGGGGTAATTACCGGGCTTCTCCATCTTCAGGACCGCAGCCGTCGTGACGCCGATGGCCCGTGCGAACTCGTTGGGGCCCATACCGCGCGCCTGGCGCAGCGTTTTGATGCGTTCCGTGGTTTCACCTCCTTGACACTCTTGTGGCGGTGTGATAAATTACTTCTAGTAACCGTTTGGAGGCTTTTCACCGAGCCGCCGGCGGTTACTTGTGGTATTATGATAAACCCGTGTTCACGGAATGTCAATACACCATCACCCGTAAATCACAGTTTCGTTTCTTTTTCACAGCCCCCATACATCTAAAAAAGGAAATTGTGAAAGATGGACAAAGAAGCACTGATCGCCAATATCTACAAATTTGCCGACAAAAATAAAGAAAGCGCGACCGCGGCATGCATCGCTGCGGGCTGCGGAAAGAGCTTTATTTCTGATTTGAGACGCGGCCAGACGCCCAGCGTGGCGAAGGTTTTTGACCTTGCTGCGCACCTGGGTGTGTCAATTTCCGACCTCGTAGGCGACGCTGCAACGCCGGCGGAGCTGGTGCCTTTGGCCGCGGCCTGGGCGGAGTTGAACGAGGAAGGGCGGGAGCGCCTGGTGGCCTACGCGGAGGATCTGTGCGCCTCCGGGCGATATATAAAAACTGGTCAGACTGGAATTTATAAGGAGGCGTGACGCATGGCGAGACGGAAGAAGCTGATTCCGGGGATGTCGTTCAGCTGGAAGCGCGCTCTGGGCATCACCAGCGCAAAACGCAAATGGGCGAAGTTCACCGGCGTGCCGACTACAAAAAGCGGCCGACGCAATAAGCTCGGCCGGATGCTGGGGATCAAATAAGCCATGAGAAAGAAATGGATATGGATCATCGCCGCGGTCGTCGTGTTCCTCGGCATCGGCGCCGTCAAGAGCAACCAGGACAAAAAGGCGGCCGAGGAGACGCGCACGGTGATCTCCGAGGCCGTGGAGACCGTCGCGCCCACGGCGACGCCGAAGCCCACCGCGAAGCCGACGCCGAAGCCGGAGCCCACGCCGGAGCTGGTGGCCATTGAGGCCGCGCCGGCGGTCACGGAGGCGCCGGTCACTCGGTCGGCAGAGAAGACGTACATTATCAACACCAGCTCCGGGAAGTTTCACAAGCCCACCTGTTCCAGCGTGGACGAAATGGCGGAGTATAACAAGCGCGAGTTTACGGGAACACGGGAAGACGTCATCGCCATGGGCTACGTGCCATGTAAAAGGTGCAATCCATGAAAATCCCGACGCCGAGACAGCTGCCCAGCGGGCACTGGTTCATCCGCCTGCGCCTGGGCGGCGAGAGTATTCCGATCACCACCGCCACCCGCAGCGAGTGCGTCCAGACGGCGCAGATCTACAAGGCGGAGTATCTGGCCGGCCGGGAAATCCAAAAAAGAAAGCTCCCGCCGGCGCCGGATCTGACGCTGCGGGAGCTTTTGACTGCGTACATTGATAAGTACAGGCCGGTGTGGTCGCCGGTGACGGTGCGGGGCTATTGCACGATCCGCGACAATCGCTTCGCCGGCGTCATGGACACGAAGCTGCGGGACATTCGAGACTGGCAGCGCGTCATCAACGCCGAGACGAAGGTGTGCGGCCCGAAGTCCGTGAAAAACGCCTGGAGCCTCGTCCACGCCGCGCTGGCGGACGCAAAGCAGCCGGCGCCGACCGTCACGCTGCCGAAAAGCACGTCGAAGCCCAGGCCGTTTTTGACGGCGGACGAGATCCGGCGCTTTGTCGCCGCTGCGCACGGCAGCAAGTACGAAATTCCGCTGCTGTTGGGCCTTCACGGCCTGCGGCGGTCAGAGATCGCCGCCGTGACCTGGGACCGCGTAGACCTCAAAAAAGGCGTGATCCACGTGGAGGGCGCTGTGGTCCCAGATGAAAATAGTCGGTATGTTTACAAACAGACCAACAAAAACGAGGCCAGCCGGCGGCCGGTGCCGATCATGATCCCGGAGCTGCTGGACGCGCTGAAGGCCGTGCCGAAGGCGCAGCGCAGCGGCCCAGTGGTGACCTGCCACATCGGGACAATCTACAAGGCGGCAAATGCAATCTGCGAGAGGGAAGGGCTGCCGATGATCGGCGCCCATGGGCTGCGGCACAGCTTCGCCTCGCTGGGGCATTTTTGCGGTGTGCCCGAAGCCGAAATGCAGATTCTGGGCGGCTGGAAGGACGCCGGGACCATGCGAAAGATTTACCAGCATATCGAGGACGAGGGCCTGCTGCGGGCACAGAACGCTATGGCAAGATTTTTCACCTCGCCGGAATCAGACGACCATAAAAACGGCAATGAAAACAAGGACGCTTAGAAAATCAAGCGGTTTGCGTCTCGCCGTGATGATTCAAGTCCCTTTCCCCGCACCAGTAAGGGAAAACCGTGTGATTATTGAAATCACACGGTTTTTCTTTGGTATCAGTATATTCCGAGGTTTCGCGCAAGGAAATATTTTTCCAAAACGGTAAAGAAAATACCAAAGCCGGAAGCAATTTACGGGCAAAACGGCAATGAAAAACGGCAATGGCTGGGCGGGATCAGGCGTATTTCTTGTAGTTACTGTGGATATCGTCTTTTTTGCGGTAGACGTAGGTGAGCGTGGTGTCGAGCTTGTCGTGGCCGAGAACCGTGGCCACGTCCTGGATCGGCATGCCGTGGCCGATGAGATTGGTGGCCAGTGTCCGGCGGAAGCGATGCGGATGCACGTCGCTCACGCCGGCGCGGTCCGCGGCTTCGTGCAGCATCCGCCGCACGCCGTTCGGCTTGATTCGGTCTGTGCGCCGTCCGGCGAACAGAGCCGGGCTGTCGTCCGTGCGCTCGTTAAGATAGCGCCGCAAATGCATCATGGCGACGTCCGTCAAAAACACGGTGCGCTCCTTCGCGCCCTTGCCCATGACGATAACTTCTCCGCGGGCAAAATCCACGGCGTCCCGATCCAGGCCGCACATTTCGCTCACGCGGCAGCCGGTGGAGAGCAAAAACGACATGATCGCCTTGTTGCGGTTCCCTTCGCAGGCCTCGCGCAGCTTCTCCAGATCCACGTCGGAGTAGGGCAGCCGGACGATCTTTGCGCATTTGATGGGTGCGAGATTTGCGCAGGGATTCGCCGGGAGCAAGCCTTCTTTGTGAAGCCAGCCGAAGAAGGAGCAGTAAATGCTTCGCAGGCCCTCCAGCGTTTTGTCGGCGCTGCCGGCGGCCTTGGCGTCCATGAGATCCTTCCGCAGATGAAACACTGTCACATGGCGCAGCGGGACGTCCACGGAGCGCATGAGACGCTTGATTCGGTAAGCGTAGAGCGCCAGCGTCTTCTCGCTGCGGCCCTCGATTCGCTTCGCAGTAATGAAAGCGTCAAGAAGGTCTTCGCTCTCCGCGTCCTTCTTTCCCTCCGGCACGGTCTCCACCTCGAACAGCGCCAGGACATCGTTGAGACGGTCCTGCACCGTTTCCAAATCCGCCGCGGTCAGATCCCGACACAATTCGGCGCTGACGGTCTTGATGAGATACTGTTTTGCTGTGATAGACATAAAAAAACACCTCCGCCGGTATAATACACCTTTATCGGTGTATATGTCAACACCTAAAAAGGTGTTGACGGCGAAAGCGATGTGTGATAAGGTCAGATTTTAAGGAGGGGTGCTCGTGATTGTTTATCAAGAGATCCTGCAAAAGCTGGCGGCAAGAGGCTGGACTTCGTACCGGCTGCGGAAGGAAAAGGCGCTGCCGGAGAGCGTGCAGACGCGCATCCGGCAGGGGCAGCCGATTTCCACAGACACGGTCAACAAGATCTGCGAGATGCTGGAGTGCCAGCCGGGCGACATTCTGAAATGGGAACCGGGCGAATGATCGCCCGGTTCCTTCATTTTGCGGCGGTAGTCAGACGTCGGGAGGGTGGTCGTCCTGATTTTCGACATCAAACGGGGAGGGCAAAGAGCCGTCGGCCCCAAACTCTGCATAAGGATTCGCGTCCGGTTTCCCCGCTGCGGCGTCATTTACATCCCCGGCGTGCGCGTCGCCGGTTTTTTCCGCACTTTTTTTCAGTCGCTTTACTATGGTCACCAAAAATCCCGGCAGGGGCACGCCGATCTCGCTTAAATTCTCCAGTATGCTGATACACTCATTCAGGGTGAACCATATCGTTACGAGCAGCCCAAAAATGTGAAAGTTTCCGAGATCCATTCCCGTGCCGGCCGCGGCAGTCGTAATCACATAGTCCACCACAACGGCCACGGCCACCGCAAACAAATAGCCGACCTTTTTCACGATGCCCATGACGCCGACGCGGGAGTTGAGGGTGCCGCTTGCCCAGGCGGCAGTCATGCCGGTTATGTAATCGGCGACCATCACGATGGCCAGCACGATCAGCGGACCGACGAGCTGGTGAAAATAAGCAGCAGCGCCGGCAAAGATCACCGTGACGAGTCCCTTGATCGCAAAGTCTTTCATGTGCTTGTCCTCCTCAATCGTCGCTTAACAGGCCGCTGGGTCTGTTTTGGTCTTCGTCGAAAACGTCCTCAGAGCCTTCGCAAAGGCGGCGCAGCACGCACGCCAGCTCGGCGCGGGTCAGGGGATCGTTGGGCCGGCCGTCGCGGATCAGGCCGCGCTCCGCCGCCCAGCGCATGTCGTCGGCATACCAGGGCTTTTTCGATTCCGGCAGCCACATGCCGGCCTTCTGAAGATCCTCGCAGGTGTTCATGTCCACGCTGTAGCCGAGAATCTCGGCCAGGGCCTCGGCCTCGTCTCCGTGCTGCCACTGGTATTGGTACACATCAGCTGAGGCGCTGACGATGCCGCCGGAGCCGCCCACGCACTGCCAGACGTAAAGCGTGGGAATCCGGCGCACCATTTCCTCCACGACGGCATAGGGGCCGTAAATGCCGCAGCCGTAGGGGCCGCAGGCCACGCCGGCAGCGCGCAGATAGTACTCGATGGCGTCATAGTCGTGCTGGGGCGGAACGTAGTCCACGGCAAAATAGATTGCGGCGCTTTCGGGGACGTCCAGCGCCTCGGCGCATTTTCGCGCTTTCTCGCCGTCCAGGGCCCCGGCCTTGGCGCCGTCACGAGCGCGGGACGCGGAGGTTTCCCAGCACAGCAGCAGGCCCAGGCCGGCGCCCAGGATCTCCGCAGCTTCCTCCGCCGTGACGCGCTTGTCGTAAAACTCAGGCACAAGATAGCGGCAGACGAAGGCGAGGCCGTTGGCCTTCAGCTTCTGCGCGTCCGGAATCCGGGCGCAGGTGTCGATGCCCTTCATCACGTCGCCTCGACCGGCTCAGGCTTGGGCCGCTTGTCGATCAGCTCGTTATACTTCGAGCCCTCTACGCCGTCGAGGTTTTCATCGACCAGCTTCACGCGGGCGACGGAGAAATCAGAGGCAGCATAAAGGTCTTCACACTTTTTGTGCCACCTTTTTTTTGCTCCGTCGGGGTTGTCGGCGAAGCCTTCCTCCGCGACGACGAAGTTGCCGTCGACGGCTGTAATGATCGCGTATTTCATTGGTTTGTCCTCCTTTTTTGAAGTGTGTTAAAGTGCTTATTTTCGTTACTTCCGCGTTCCTTTGTTGAGAATGACGTACACATAAACGGCAAGCCCAATCCAAAGAAACGATGCGACAAGTTGTGAAATCTCGGCGGCTGTTTCCATAGCTTTCTCCTTGTTCAAAAGTGCTTATTTTTGTTACTTCTTATACGGGCATCCAATCATGTAAGTGCAGCGCCCGTCGCTGGTGTGATACTGGCAGTGTTCGCAGCTCATGTTGCTTTCTCCTTTGGTAAAAGTGCTTAATTAAGTGCGTTTCAATACCATTGTACATACAAAAGTCCAAGCGCTGGATATTGAAACGCCGGCAGCTGGAATCCATCCTAAAACAGTTAATGCGTTATTAGACTCCAGGCGAACTCCCATAATTCCGTTTCCGTTTGTGGGATAGCATAGAAAACCAGCGATATAGTACCCGGCGGGGATGCTTTGCACGCTTGATGTAAAGCATTTACCACCGTCGTCCCAAGTAAAAGCACTATAAGGAACATCAACGTATTGAATAGCGGACTTTAACGCATTGAGAGCGCCGGCGGTGGGGGGCTCGTAATTGGTGCCCAAAGTGAAGGTGGCGCCGTTGGCGATGGCCGTTTTTGCGCACACCAGGTCGCCGTCCAGGTAGAAAAACGCGCCGGCTGCGATGCCGTTCGTTTCCGTGCAGGTGGGACTGGTCTGGTTGATGTCGGTGAGGTCGGTTTTGTCCGCCTTCCCGGTGATGGCGGTTTGCAGCGCATAGGCGCCGCCGGTCGTGAAGAGATCCGTGCCGCCGGAGGCGGGCGTGGCTGAGGCTGCACGCACCTTGGTGACGGCGCCGTCGATCTGCTCTCCGATGTACATGGAGTTATAGAAGCTGACCATCTGGCCATAGGCGACGTAATAGGTCGCGCCGCCGATGCTGACCGTTCCGTAGGTGGTGTTGACGTAACCGGCGGGAATAGTGTTGACGATCTCTCCGGCCCGCGTCGTCAGGGATGTGTTGCTGTAGTAAGGAGTACCGGGGAACACCTTATAAGTCAGAGACATATAATCACCTCATGCAAAGAAATTCCTGCCCGTCGGACGTAATCAGCCCGCCGTCGGGCTCATAGCCGACGACCTGCTCGTCCTCGTCATAGACGGGAATCCCAAAAGGAATAAAGCCGTGGTTATCGTTCCAGCCGCCGTCCTGGCCTTCGGCGTAGATGCTGATTCTGTATTCTCCCTCACCGTTGACCAGGTCGGTGTCGTAGACCTCGAACGTCCGGGACGTGGCAGCCGGCGTGGCGGAGAAGGCTGCGACCAGCCTTCCCACACCCCTGCCGTATGCGTCCTGGATTCGCGTCGCCCGGACCTCGCACTGGGTGTATGCGAGGTCCGAGTAAAACGAGACGCTGATGTGATCGAAGCCGCTGACATCGGAGACCTTGTTGCCGCTGACGGTGAAGGTGATCTCCGGTGCCGGCATATCAGACGCTCCAGTTGCCGTTGGCGTCCTTCACGAAGACCTTCACGATCTTCGCGCCGTCGCCGCCGCTGGCGGTCTCCAGGTCCGCGCCGTAGATCGTGCAGTTGATCGCCGTGCTGGCCGCGGTGGCGGTGTCGCCGTGCATGTTGGTGGAGCCGCCCGTGGTCGGGATCTCCGTGCCGGCGGTGTGGGCGCTGTCGGCGCTGGGCACGACGCGCACGGTCCACTCCACAAACGCCTCGCTGGCGGAGAAGCTGAACGCGCTGACGTTGTAGCCCGCCACCTTGGAGATGGTGGACACGTCGGGGCCGACGATGGTGACGACGGGCGCGGAGGTGTCGAGGACGGTGGAGGCGCTGACGGCGGCGGACTCGTTGCCGACGTCGTCCTTGAACTTGGCATAAACCGTCTTGGTGCCGTCGGTGGAGGTGAGGATGATGCTGGCGCTGGTGTCGTAAGCGACCCAGGAGGCATCGGCTTCGGCGATGGCAGCGCCGCCGGGGGAGGCGCAGATGTCGCCGTACAGCTTCATGTAAGAAGCGCCGGAGGCGGAGAGCGTTGCGGTGATGTTGACGGTGTTGGTGCTTGCCGGGAGCGAAATACTTCCCCCGGTCGGGGCTGTGGTATCAAGGATTAACTGAAAATATGCAGCCATGATGTTGTCCTCCTAAAAGTCAATTTTGGGGTTCCGGGTACGCCGGCACGCGCCGGGCGGGGTCGATGGCGAGGTCCAGCAGAAACCAGCTTTCCTTGCGGCGGTTTCTGTCGTAATAGATCTTCCCGTCCCGGATGATCTTCGTCGTCCGCAGCGGGTAGACCTTTGAGCCTTTTTTCTTAACCGACATAGCAAGACGCCTCCTGGATGTTGTAGCAGACGTCGCCGTAGATCTCCGGCAGCGCGTTGTATTCCGCCAGCGTGCCGAACCAGAAGCGAACGGGCTTGCCGGTGTTGAGGTCGATGATTGCGTAGTACTTCGCTTCGACCTTCTCCTCGACGCGGAGATCCTGCGCGTCGCCGGCGTCAACGTCCAGCTGATACTGCGGCGACTCGTCGATGGTCAGGCTGTAGTTGTTGACGTCAGGCATCGGGCAGCACCTTCTTCAGCAGCTGCTCGCCGATGTTGATCTCCTTCACAACGGTGGCCGCGCGCTTCACGATGCCGGAGCTGTCCGGCGCATAGGTCCAGTTGACCTGGATCTTCGCCTTCGCCCGTTCCACGAGCTGCAAGGACTTCTCCTGCGTAAGATAGCAGGAAATGACGTTTTCTTCGATCTCCAGCTCGTCGCCGGTGAGCGTCAGCCGGACGGGCCCCTGCTCGATCGTCACGTAGACATGCTCGGCGGGCGAGAGATCTTCCACGCCGTTGACGGTCAGCCGGAAGGTGGGGGTGGTTCCACGAATCATTGCGTTCACCTCTTTACTTGATTTTTGCGATCCGGCTGATAAGGTCGGCCAGATCCTGGCGGCGGTTGTAGCCGTTGACGGAGGCGGTGCGGGTGGCGTAGACCGTGCCGTCGCGCGTCTCGGCCGTGGCGACGCCGCCGCTGTCAACGGTGAAGTCCGTAAAATAGCCGCTGTCGCCGAAGCGATGAGTGATGCTGGTGATCAGTCCGAGGTCGGTGCTCTCGTCGCCGCCGGTGATGATGCTGGCCACGTCGCCCACCAGAAGCCAGGGGCGGGGCGGGCCCGTGAAGCTCTCGCCGACGCCGATGCGGGCGAGATCCGCGGCCAGCTGCGCCGCGTAATCCTCCAGCTCCTGCTGCGTCATGCCGTCGGCGGCCTTGACGTGCTTTGTCTTGTTGTCGCCCAGGGCCCAGTGGGTCCAGGTTTCCACCGGGAGATAGACGGGATCGAGCTCGGCGCCGTTGGCGTCCTTGCCGGTGACGCGGACGTTGGCATAGGCCGCATCGGCGTTTTTCTTGGTTTTTCGCTTGATGAGCTCCGTGCCGGCGCGGAACTGATAGACGCTGTTGGCCAGGTGCTGCTGCCGCCAGTAAGGATATCCGACGACGACCTTGCCGGAGGGCGTTTCGATCATGTCCCAGCCGATGAAGATCTCGAAGATCTTCTGGAGCCCGTCATAGAAGGTCATGCCGGGCTCGAAAACCCAGTCGTTCGACGCGGTGGAGGGGCCGATGGAATAATTCACGATTCCGGCCCGCTGGAAGATCCACTCCACCACCTCGTGGCCGTTGCCGGTGAAGGTGGTCTCGTCGTCGAAGGTCTGCTGCTGGAGCCGGTAGCCGATAGTATTGCGGCCGGACAGCGAGAAGGTTGCGGACTGGACGTCAAAGTCCAGCTCGTCCAGGAAGGCGACGCCGACGGAATAAGGCCGGGAGTTTCCCATGCAGAAGGCGACGGTGATCCGCGCGCCGGGCTCGAACATCGTGCCCTCGGCCAGCACCACGTCAGCGCCGGGATTTTTCAGCGTCAGCGAGGTCTGGGTGATCTGGCTGTCGTTTTTGCTGCGCCAGGTGCCGTCATGCAGCAGCTGCGTCAGCTCGCGGGCGTAGAGGTAGCGCAGGAACACCAGCTCGCCGCCGATGACGGCCGTGCCGTAGAGCTGGCCGGACATCGGGTGATCCCAGGCGGAGGCGGTGAAGGCGTCGGAGGAGATCGTGAGCTCGTCGCCAGGCTCGGCCTCGGACCAGTGGCCCGCCTCGATCATGGCGAGCTGGGTTTTCAGACCGGAAGCGAGGTAGAGGCTCTGACTGCTCTCGTCGTAATACTCCACGACGGAGCCCAGGCCCTCCGCGTCCGGCACGGCGCGGTAAAAGTCCCACACCAGGGGCGCGGTCGTGGCTGCCATAGGTCAAGCCTCCTGATACTCGCCCAGCGTGAGGGTGGCGGAAAGATCCAGCACGTGGTTGGAATCCTTGGCGATGCAGTCCGGCGTGTAGTCGACGGTGATGACCGCGCCGGCGGCCGGCGGCGTGTCGAAAACGATGTTGTGGGCTTCGTCCGCGGCGGCGCCGACGGCGTGAATGTACCAGTACCTTGACGTGCCCGCGGTGTTTTTGAAGCGCCAGTATTTCTTCTGCTGATACGCAGCCGGCACCGCGCTCTCGGCAAAGCTGGAGCTGTTGCCGGAGACCGTGCAGACGTCGGCCCAGTTCTCGCAGTCGTCGGAAGCCTGGGCGACCAGCGTCCCGGTGATGTAGGAGCCGCCGCCGTTATTAAGTTTTGCCTGGACCTTTCCGATGCCCATGGAATAAAACGGGTTTTCAAACGCGGGAGTCGTCGCATTGTTTGCCAGATACGCGGGGGACAGCTCGCCGGTGGGAATGTTGCTGGAGTTCGCGTAGATCGGGGTGCCGGATTCCGTCAGCGCATCGGCGCCGGCGGCGTTGAGCTGGTTGAACCACAGCTCCAGATTGGTCACCGCAGCCGGGCCGGGGCGCACGGTGACGCCGGAGGCCGCCACGCCGTCCACATAGACCGTGCCGCCGGTCTTGACAGGGAAGGCGGTAGCGAAGCCGGTCGCGCTGCCGTCGCCGGTGCCCACCGGCTCGGCGCTGATGGCCGGCGGCGTGAACCAGCTGCCAAGCACGAGCCACAAAGCCACGCTGCCCCCGGTGTTGATGGTTTCGGCTTCTATGGCGACGGCGCGGATCGGCAAATTCAGAGAATCGGCGTTGACGCGCCCGGAAACGGTGATGGTCTTGTTCGCCTTGTTGATTGCGAGCGCCTTGGTGTTGGTCCTCTTGTCGTTGCCGGACGTGCCGGTGATCCGCGCAATTCGCCCGAATTTCAAAATTCCGTCTTGAACCGTCCCGCCGCTGCCTGCCCCGGTCAGGAAGGCGATCAGCGTATAGTTGCTTGCGACGCTGCGGACGTTGACGGAGCCGCCGTACCAGCCGCCGTCGGGCCAGTGAACGAAAATCGTGGCGTAGATTTTGATGACGTCGGTGTCGGTCTTCTCGATGGAGATGGGGTTGCCCTCCATATCCTCCAGCATGGCGTGGGTGACGCAGTGGGTGGCGTCATAGCCGATGCCCAGCTCCGTGATGGTCTCGCCCACGGCCTCCTCGGCATTGATCGTCCCCACGGCCTGGCGCCGGGCCACGCCGGTGCGGTAATCCACGGCGTAGGTGTGATCGTTGTAGCCGTTCACGCTCAGGGCGCCGATCTTGTTAAAGAGCGCGGTGTCGGTGGACGCGGGCGTCCCGCTGCCTTTGCCGTAAAGGATGTAGTCGAAGGCGCTCAGCGGCGTCCACGCCCCATAGTAGCCGTCGACGTTAAACAGCCGGTCCCAATAGGCGTCGCAGATGACGTTGAAGGCCCGGACCTTGCGCCTGCACTCGCCGGTGGCGGCGTCCAGGACCTCCACGTCGAAACGGTTATGAATGGACGCGCGCAGGTCGACGGTCTGCTTCTTCACGACGGGGCGCGTGGTTCCTCTTATCATGGTAAAAACCCTCCTTACAGGTCATCGACATGCGTGAGCGTGCCGGAAGCCGTGACCGCGGCCAGCGAAATGTGTTCGGTCTCCTGCGTGAGCCTGGTGTAGATGCGGGTGAGCGCGGCGGAGACGACGGCGGCGAGCTCCACGTGCTCCGCGTCGATCACGTCCGGCTTGAAATCGTCCAGCGCGGGCGTGAAGCTCTCCGTGAAGGGCGCGACCGGACCGCCGACGCCCGTCAGAGGCCCGGCGCCGTCGTAGATCACGGCGGCGGCGCCCACGGCGGTCTGGAGACTGGTGAGATTGCCGGAGGCCAGGTGCAGCAGCACAGTGTCGTCGCCGTCGGCGGTGACAGACTGGACCGCCAGCGTGACCGTTGAGAGCGCGCCGCCGGGCGAGTAAGCCGGGCGGGAAATCTGCACGGCGAAGTGGGCCTCCGCGCCGGTCAGGCTGCCGGTGAGGTCCCGGTCGAAGGTGACCAGCACGGTAAAGTCGTCGGTGTTGGCCACCCAGTCCACGGCGGGCTCCGGGACGCCCGGCGGCACCAGGCCCGCGGGCGTGAAGGAAAACTCCGTCGCCGTCAGCGCGTCGCCCGCCATGGAATGGACCGTGCCGGGCACGTAGGCCGCCTTGCAGACGCCGTCGGCGCTGTTGAAGTCCAGGAAGCTCAGGCGCACCGTCAGGCCGTCAGGCTGAAGCTGCGCCGTCTGGGCCACAAAGACGCGGTTGCGGGAATCCACGATCCGGAAGGCCGTGGGCTGGGCGGCCACTTCATCGGCGCGCAGGTGGCGGTCGAAGGTAAAGAGCGCCACGCGGCCGAAATCGCCGCCCTGGGCCTCGTTTCGCGCGGCGGTGATGCCGGGCGCCCCGGTGCGGTAAAGGCCGCCGTAGGGCGCGCCGACGGCCGCAGCGAGGGAAACGTGCTCGCGCTCGGCGGCGGAAATATTCTGGATCTGAATCAGCTTCCCGCGGGTGTTCGCTTTCAGGCTGACATGCTCGGCGCCGTGGCGGGCGATGCCCATGAACTGGGTGAACAGCTCGTAGACGTCGCCTTCGGTGGAGATGCATTGCAGGCCCACGCGATAGTCCCAGGTGCGAAAGGCCGCGATGTCCGCCCAGGTCACGCCGGAGGGCCCGAAGGTCACCGGCTCGGCGTCCGTCCAGACGCCGGAGATCAGCTGGCGGTAGTAAACGGCGCCGTTGAGCAGGAAGAAGACGACCAGGCCGAAGTCCTGGGCGCCGCCGGTGGCGCGGATGGCCGTCACCTTTGAGCAGTTGGACGCGGCCAGCACCGTCTCGCCCAGCAGGCCGAGGATGCGGCCCTTGAGCACGCCGTCCTTCGTCCAGAAGATCCACGGGCGCTCGTCGGTGACGAACTGGGCCGTACCGTCGGCGGCGGAGAGCATCCGGCCGTCGAAGGCGACGGCCACGTCGTCCGCAGACTCGGAAAAGGCCTCCTGATTGAAAAGCATGTCAGAGATCTTCGGCGTCAGGTTCCCGCTGCGGACGCCGGCGGCGCCGTCGGCCACATAGGCGACAAAGGCCGTGTCGGGCTCTCTGCCGGCGCGTGTGCGCCGCATGGCCACGTCAATGGCTGTGAGCCCCGACGAGACGCCGGCGGCCTTACGCTCCAAAAATTCGGGGTCTGTGAGGGCGACGGTGGGCCGGGAGATCCAGATCACCGCGGACGGGTCGGCGTTGGCCGCAGCCGTCTGGCGGGCGGACTCGTATTTCGCCTTCAGGGCGTCTTCAATGCTCCTCATGCGATCACCACAAACTTCATGCCGGTTTCGTAGACGGCGCCGTCAATGATGACGGACCAGCTCGGCGCGTCGAGCAGGTAGCCGGTCTCCACCGCGTCGCCCAGCTTCGCCTTGATCACGGCGCACTCCGCCTCCGCGGCGTTGACCGCGTCGCGCTCGGCGTCGGACCAGGCGCGCAGCTTCAGGTTGAGGATGCGGGTGGGATTTCCCACGGTCTGCATCAGGTAGCCGCCGCCGTAGAGCTTGGTGGCCACCTTCGTGCGCTCCAGGGATTCGAAGCTGCTGACGATCTCGCAGATGCGGGCGTCGTCGGCGGTCTGGAGCTGAAAGCGTCCGTTGTCAGGCATAGCGCACCTCCTGGCGCAGCCGGGTCACCAGCTGCTCATAGAGAATATCGGTGACGGCCACCAGCTCGCCCTGAGAGTCGACGCCCTCCACGCGAATGGTGCCCGTGTGTCGGATTTCGACCTGGGCGGCGCCGGTGGCGTTCATGGCGTACTCGCCGCCGGACATGGCGGAAAGCACGTCGGCGGACATGGCCGTGGCCGCGTTCACGGCGTCGTCGGCGCTGGCGGTAATGCCCTGGGCCAGGCCGGTGTCGAGCATCTCGCCCATCCAGGCCATTTCCTTCGAGGGCGACGCCACGCCGAAAAACTCCTTGATGCCGTCCCATATGGAGCTCAGCCAGCCGGTGATCTTTTCCCAGAGCCAGCCGGCGGCGCCGGAGATGCCGGACCAGAGGCCGCGGACCAGGTCGCCGCCGGCCTGGGCCAGCTGGACGACGCCCTTGCCGATCTCCTGAAGCAGCGCCACCAGCAGCTGCGCCCCGGCGGTCAGCACCATGGGAATGGATTGTACGACGCCGGAGACCAGGGCCGCAATGAGCTGCACGCCGCCTTCCAGCAGCGCGGGCGCGTTGGTCACCAGCGCGGTGAGCAGCGCCTGGATGATGGCGGGCGCGTTTTGCGCCAGCGCTGTTCCAAGCCCGACGGCCAGCTCCACGCCGGCGGTCACGAGGTCCGGGAGGATGTCGGCCACCAGGGCCGGCAGCTCGGCGCCGATCTCCGGCGCCAGCTCGCGGATCACGGAGGTCATGCCCTTGAGCACAGTGCGGACCACGGGCATGAGATTTTTTCCGACGACCTTCACACTGGAGACCAGGTTGGCCGTGAGGCCGGCCACGTCGGCGTTGCCGTTGGCGATGCCGGTGAGCAGGTTGGTCCAGGCGGCCTTCATGGACGCGAGCGATCCCGAAATGGTGCCGGCAGCCTCGTTTTGCGCGTAGCCTGCCATGCCCACCATGTCCACATAGTCCACAAGCGCGGACTCCATGTCGGCCAGGTTGCCCATTTCGTAGGCGGTGGCACGGCCGTTGGCGGCGTTCCACTCATTCACCTTGTCAATGAGCTCCTGAAAGCCCTCTTTGCTAGGCGTGATGCCCAGCTGGAGATTATCGAGCATGCTGTAGTTGGACCGCATCACGCCGGCAAAGGCGTTTTGCACGGCCTCCTGGCTGGCGCCGGTGGCGGCGACGATATCCGCTTCCGCCGTGAGGATTCTGTCCGCCAGGTCCGCGGCGGCGCTTTCGTTGCCGCCCAGCGCGGTCTTCAGGCCCGTGGCGAAGCCGTTGACCTGCTGAAGGTATTCATTCTGCGACATCTGGACGGTGGCGTAGGCGTTGGCCGCCCGCTGCGCCACGGTGTCGTAGGCGTCGCCGAAAAGCAGCTCTGCACCGCCGGCGAGCTGCTCAAAATCGGCGTAGGCGCTCACGGCCTGTTTGCCGAGGGCGGCCACGCCGGTGGCGGCCGCGGCGATGCCCGCGCCGGCCAGCTTGCCGACGGTGCCCAGGGCTTTGCCGAACTTCGCCGAAAGCACGCCGCCTCCTTTTGTTCCGGCCGCGGCGGCTTCGTTGCCGACGATGCTTTCCAGCTGGCCCTTGATGCCCTTGGCCGTGGGGACAATCTGGACATAGGCTTTTGCCAGTTCAGTTGACATTTATGTTTCACCTCCGCTGAGGGTGGCCCAGGCCGCCATGAAGGCCGCCGGGCTTTCAAAGCCCCTCGTTGGCTTGTCGCCGTTTACGCCGAGGAGCAGGTTCGATATTGGTTCCGGGCGGTTGCGCCCGCGCTGGCCGTCTTCCGTCTTCGCCCACCAGAGGAGCGCGAGACAGTCGGCAATTCGCGCCAGCAGCAGCGTCTCCAGCCGCACCGGAGCGCCGGACAGGCGACGCATGATCCGGCTGTCCTCCGGGAGCCCTTGCGCAAAAACGGCCGCCGCACGCAGCGGCAGCCGTTTCCAGTCGAGGATGTGATAGACCTGCGCAAAATCGCAGGCCAGCGCGTCCTCATCGGTCGCCGCCATGTGCGCAAGGGCTAAGATTTTTTTCCGTCGCGCATGCCGGTCATGATCTCGCCGAGCTCAGTCGTCACGGCGGAGATCCGGACGCGGCCGTTTTCGTCGCGCAGGTGCGCATAGAGCGCGGTGCGCTGCGGCTTGCCCAGCAGGTGAAGGCACGCCACCGAAGCCGCGTCCAGCTTGCCGGCGTCGAGCTCTGCGAGCGCGTCGAGGAGCTCCATGTCGTCCATCGCGTCCTCCTCGATCTGCCATTTGAAGCCGCTGGACGTGGTTCCGGTCAGCATGTGTCATTCCTCCCGTCAGGTCGAGGCCGCGGCGGCCTTGATATACTCGTAGTGGGTGTTGCCGGCGCTGTCCGGCAGGCAGTTGATGGTGATGTCGTAGCCGATCACCTCGTCGTCCTTGTAGACGACGTCGCCGATCTCGCTGATCTTGCCGTCCGGAATGACGATGCGCTTCGCCGTGTTGTCGCGCAGGATCATGTCGATGACCCAGCAGCCCGACGGGACGTCGATGCTGTTCACGTTCACCGTGAGGCCCGTCGCCAGGGCGCCGGAGACGTTGCCGCTGCCGAAAACGGCCGCCAGCACGTCGGCGTTGGTGCACTCGATCAGCTTCAGCTGGAAGGTGTCTTTCTTCTCGGTCTGCGGGACCGCCACCGTGTCGCCGCCCCAGGCTTTGATCTCCGTGGAGGTCGGCGTGTTGGAGTTGGTCACGCCGTCGTCGGAGACGTAGCCCATGGCCTTGAACGCCGCGTTCAGCGACGCCGCCGTGGACGTGGGCAGTGCCGTTCCGGCGGGCGCGTGGAACACCGCGCCGGTGACGACAGGCTTGCCGACCGAGACGTTTGCTGCGTTGTTATTCGTGGACATAGTCGGTCCTCCTAGTAGTGGATGATGTCAAACACGGCCTGGTAGCGATAGAGCTTCTTGGTCGTGTCGGTGAAGTTGTAGTCGCTGTTGAGACGGCAGCGGGTGACGCTTGCGAGCTCGATGGCCTCGGCCATGAACGCCTTGACCAGCTCGTTCGTCTGCGCCGCCTCGTAGAGCGTGGCGCCGTAGCTTTGAATCGCCAGCGTTGCGGACCAGACGTGACCGTCGATCACGCCGCCGCCGGTCTTCTGGATCACGGCGAAGGGCGGCGTGCCGCCGCCTTCCGGCACTTCCATGTAGACCGAAAACGGCGCGCGCGTGTTCAGAAAGTCCAGGATGATTTTCTCGATCATTGCAGGCTCCTCAAAAGCGTGTTGTTTTGGAAGTTCTTCCGCGCCGCCTCGGCCGAATCGGGGTAGACGTTGGTGATTGCGATCCAGTTGGCCAGGTGCGTCCGGGCGGCGTAGGCCTCGCCGTCCATGGCGGAGGCCGTGCCCGCCACCCGTTCGCCGCACTCTTGCAGGGCTTCCTGAATCTCCTTGCTCTTCATCATGGCGTTGATGCCGGGCAAATTGAGCTCGATTTCCACCTTACTCAATTTCCTCGCACCTCACCTTCATGTGCCAGGGCGTCGGCACCAGCGCCTCGACGCCGGTGATTGGAAAACCGAAAGAGCGCAGCTTGTGGGTCGTGCCGTAGGCGTCCGTCCACTCGATGCGGGCGTCCTTCCAGTTGTGGGTGTCTCCCTTCGGGATGCCCAGGACGCAAGCCAGGCGCTTGCCGTACAGGTCCGTCGCCGTGGTGATGTCGTCCGTGGTCGGCTCGCCGATCAGGACGTTGTCAACGAGGACGCCCTTCTCCGTGAAGATCGGGCGACCGAACTCGTCGGTTTCGCTCGTCCCGGTCTTCACATAGAGCGTGACGGTGACGCCCCTCATGGCCACACCTCCGGCGGGGGAGAAGGCGGCGCCAGCTCCTGCACGGGGCTGTAGCTGCCGATGCGGTCTCCGCAGCCGAGGAGCTTGCGCTCCAGCTTGCCGAGGTACATCTCGCCGGCGCCGCCGCCGCTGCCGATGGTCCAGCTTTGGGAATAGCTGAGGGCGCTCATGCTTCCCTGCGTCGCGCCCATGGGGACGCCGCTGTCGCTGCTGTAGCCCATGGCTCGGATCACCATGCGGCAGGAGACCACCTGCTTTGCGTCGCTCGGCGCCTCAATGTTGTAGACGTCGATGATGACGGCGGCATCGTCCAGCATGGTCTCGCAGAGCTTGCGCTCGTCCTCGGTCATGGTCCGCGTCATGCGGGCCTGGACGTCGTCGACGGTTGCATAGGCAGCCATGGGATCACCTCACTTTTTGCGGGTCTTTTTGGGCGTGTCGGATTTCGACACGGCCTTCGGCTCAGGCGGGGCCGGCATCGGCGGCGCGGCAAAATGGAAGCCGCGGGCGAGATACTCGTCGAGCCGGGACTCATGGACCCACGTCTCGCCGCCGCGGGGGTTAATGAGCTTCAGCATATCAGGTGCTGGGCGTGACGCCGGTCAGGAGGTTGAAGCACGCGGTGTCGGCGCGGAAGCCGAGCTCGATCTCGGCGCGGACGGCGAACATGTTGTGTTCCCAGAGGTTGACCTGCTGGCTGTTGATGGTGAGGCCGGTCTGGTCCGCGAAGCGAATCTGGACGCCCTCGACGGTGCCGTACATGGCCTGGCTCCAGTCGCCGGCGATGCCGACGATGGCCGGAGCGCCGGCGGAGCTGTCGGCGGCGGGGGTGCCGGCCTTGTAGATGCCGCGGCTCTCCAGGGTGCGGGCGCCCAGGACGCGGTTCACGCCGCCCTCGGCGGTGCTGGAGATGAAGATCGGACGGCCGGTGCTGTCGGTGGCGCCCAGCAGGATGCCGATGGCGGCGGGGCTCAGAGCGAAGCCGTTCAGGCTGCCGTTGGCCGTGGCGATGTCCTCATAGGCGGAGACGAGGCCGGCATACGTGGTATGCGCCGGGCTCTGGGTCGCGATGAGGCTCTGCGCGGTGCAGGCCGCAAAGTTGTCGAAATTCTCGCCGGGCTTGGCGACGGCGCCGACGACGGTCTGGTCGAACTTCTGGGCCAGCGCCAGGGGAAGGCGGGCGACCAGAGCGTCATAAAGCGCCGCTGCGTCGCGCCGGAACTCGTCGGAGAAGGGGACGATGACGGCCAGCTTGTAAGCCTGCATGAGCTTGGTGCTCAGGCCGGGATTGCTGACGGGCTTGGCATCGGTCTCGGCGACCCAGCCCGCGGAGGGGTCGGAAGTGATGACGGGGATCTGCACGCCGCGGCCGGGCAGAGCGATCTGACGGGCCAGCTGCATGATGGCGGACGCCTGCTGCGTCTTCTGGAGGATCTCCTGGGAGACCTCTGCGGGCAGCGTGATGTTGCTGCGGTTGGTAGAGATACCGGACATTTTACATGTCCTCCTTTCAGTTAATTAAAGGTTGTCCTTCGCCCAGTTTGCGAATTTGTCGCGTGTGGCGATGGAGCCGCTGCCGCCGCCGGCCTCTCCGCCGTCGGGGACGGCCGGATAGCTGCCGGACTTGGCAAATGCGAGGATAGCTTCGGCCTGGGCCGTGCAGGTCTCCTCTGTCTCGCCTGTGAGCAGGTTGGCTGGGACCTTCTTCTCGCCGGAGACCTTTTCGCGCACCTGACGGACTGCCTCGGCGTGCTTCATGCCGTTCAGCTCATTCGTGAGGTTTGCGATGGCGTCCTTTGCCTCCTTCAGCTCGTCAGGCTTGCCGACGGCGCCGTCTTTGAGCTTCTGGAGCTCGCCCTGGGCCGCGGTGAGCTGGGTCTGGAGGTTGGCAAGCTCGCCCTTGGCTGCGTTGATGTCGGCCCCGTTGATGCCCATGAGCTTGTCGATTTGCTCTTTGGTAGCGTCAGGCCAGAGGTCGGTGATATCTTTTCTCTGCATGGCTCATTCCTTTCTTTCGGTTACGCTTTTCTACGAGGTCGCATCTCATACCGTCGCGTTGTGACGCCCGCCGGCGAAATTATCAAAGCGCACAAAATGCGTGTTGATTTCAAACATACTGCACGTGGCCCTTCACGCTCTCCTTGAGCGCCAGGACCAGCGCCTCGTCCTCGAACCAGGTGGCCCGGGCCAGGTGCCCGCGCCAGGGATGGAGGACGCTGCCGCCGATGATGAAGTCCACGTGGTCCACCAGGCAGGGCTTCAGGTTTTCCACCGTCTCCCGCCCGTGCTTTTCCACCAGGAACGTCCGGAAGACGCTGTCGTCCATCTTGCCGCTGCGGATCCATAGGGGATAGTTCTCATTGTTCATGCCCTCGCCGTGCAGCCAGGCTTCGCACTCGCGGGCGTAGGCGTCCGGGATCCGGACGCACTGGAAGCTGTGCCAGGCGTCCTCGACGCTCACTACGCCGGCCTGGCGCGGGTCGTCGGTGAAGGCTTCGCAGCAGAAGCCGTACACGACGCCCTCGTCGTGTTCCCGGCAGCGCTCCACAAAGTCCCGGCAGAGCACCACGTCGTCCTGGATGTGCCAGGTGCCGCCGTCGCCGCTGCGGGCCTTGAAGCTGGCCATGCAGGCGGCCAGGTTGCCGGCGCCGTCGGTGTCGTTCCATATCTCTATGAGGTCCGCGCCCTGCCGGCGGAGCTCCGGCACCAGCCAGCCTTCGACGTACCACATACGTTTTGGGCAGGCGTGGATCAGCACCTTCATTGCATTTCTCCTTGTGTCAAAGTTTCGTATGCGCAGGGCTCCGGGAATTTTGCCCGGATATAGCAGCCGATCTCTCCGCCGGCGAAGCTGTCCTCCGTCGTCGAAATAAAGGGGGGCCGCATTTTCGCCAGCCACCAGACGTCTTGATCCGGGCTCGTTACCAGGATGTCCGGGCCGTTCTCTCCGCCGATCTCGTAGAAATTGCCGTACAGCGACCGGATGAAGTTCACGTCCTGGAATTTATTCATAACGTCCAGCATCTTCTTCCGGTTGATGCGCATCGGCTTATGCACTTCATAATTGACCTGGCCGTAGCCTTCTTTCTTGGCCCAGGCGATTACGCTGCGCAGCTGCTCGGTCCAGCTCGTCACGCTGCCGGACCAGGACTCCACCAGGTCGGCCACCAGCTGCAGCGTGCTGTTGTACTGCTGCGGCATGTCCTCTGTCGTCGGCTGCATGACGAAGAAGTCGTCGTTGAAATACCAGAAGTCCTCGGTGATCTCGTCGCACTCGCAGATCAGCCGCATTTGCCGCCGGATGTTCTCCCACTTGGTGGGGAGGATCATCTCGACCGGGGCGAACCGGTCCGGCCGGATGCCCTCCGGGCAGCCGCCGAAGATCCAGATTGTGCCGTGCTCTCCCCAGTTCTTTGCGACGGAGCGCAGAGAGTAGCGCAGCTCCTCATTCGGTGCCGCGTCCTTCACGACGTAAACGATGTCGTATTTCCCGCCCATGTGTCACTCCGCCGCCTTGTGGTAATAGCAGTAATCCTCTCGGGCCCGGAGCAGGACTTCCAGATCAGGATAGCGCTGGGCAAAGATTTCCGGCGTCAGATCGTCCTGTATGTGGACCTCAAAGGGGTTGCCGTCCTTGTCGCCCTGCTCGAAAAGGAAAGGCACAGCGACGATTATGTCCCGGCATCGCGGCGCCGTGTAGGCCAGCACGTTTTGCGCCTCCTCGACGGTCAAGTGCTCGATGACGTCGCCCAGGATCACCAGGTCGTAATACTCGAATTGGAATCGCCGGATATCGTCAAGAAACAGATTGCGGTAGCCGTCCGCGCGGAGTGCGTAAAAGTTCGGCGGCCAGGCTTCCACTGCGTCCATGTTTGGATATTCCGGTAGCAGCCGGCGCCAGTTGCCGTCGCAGGCGCCCACATCCAGGATCGTCGAGTTGCGCGGGAAGTAGGTACGCACCCAAGCGCAGATTTCGGGTTTGCCGTAAAAGAAAGAGCTCATTTTTCCTCTTGCAAATTAACAAAGAATGTGTATAATGAAATTGGAACGTGAGTTCCGCTTTAGATGAGCCCGTGCCCCGCGCCTTTTTTCGGCGGGGGTCGACACGGCTCATCTTTTTATATTCTTCGATAATGCCAAATGTCCTCGACTTCGCCGTTGCGAATTAAAATCAGGTCACAGTCTTCGGACGCGCTTTGCCTGAAACGATTCAAGACGATTTCCTTTACGTCCAAAAGAGGCATGTCGCTATTCCCAATATCAAGGACCACACCGCCAGGATTATCGGAGATTTGGTGGAGGGCTTCCCGGACGTTTCTGCTGATTGAGTTCTTGGTGAACGATGTCGGTTCTTTTTCTTCCCAGAGTTTACCCTTCCAGATATAGTCTGGATTTTTATGGCCTTCCGTATATTCCTCCGCCGGCATAGATATGTTCCCGCCGAATTGATTGAAAATCAGCCGTCCGTTAGCTTCTTCTCGATTCTTTGGATCTCTGGTTTCAGAGATTACAAAAGATCCATCCCCCGGTTTTGCCCTTTTTGTATACTTGGCAAGGACGCTGTTAAACTCGTTTCTCCTTGCATACGCTTCTCGCTGCTGGGTGCGGATTTCCTCTTTGTTTTCTGTGTACTGAAGCCGGCGCATTGCATTGATGCGATTTTTCGGAGTATCTTTTTCTGCGCCCGCGTCCCCTGCAGGCGGTAAACCGTCAAGCGTGTTCCAATGATCCAGAGGGGCTTTCTCATACATTCTGAGATACTCATCCGGATCATATCCGGCAACATTCGTCTTTCCGTCAAATCGGACGGCATAGGTGCAGTCACAATTTGCGTGGATATGCTCCGCATGCCCGTCTTTGAGCGCTTTTTTCGATGCGCGTTGCCATCCGTTGCTGGCGAGAGTGATGCAAAAGGCGCATGTGTCGCCGCGAGGGACCCAGGCCCACTCGGCGCCGTCCCGGATGGCGTTTTTCATGGTGGTGTCCACGCCGGTGCGCTTTACCAGCCGTCCGATGCTGTCGGCCACAACGTTGTTGTTTCCGGTCTTCAGCGTCCCGGTGACGGCCTTGGACACCTCACCCACGCTGGGGGGCGCCGCCGGCAGCGCCGCCGGAAGCATTACGCCGGAAGCCTTGGCAACGCTGTCATACATAATGCAGGCCAGCGCCGAGGCGCCCTCGCCGTATCGCACCGCGATGGCGTATGCGTACTGAATCAGCGCCTGCCGGTCCAGCGGCGTGACGACAGGGTTGCGCTCCATGTATTCGATGATTTTCTGCGACGCCGCCTCGTTGACGGTCCGCAGATTCTTGATGAAGGCGTCCCAAGCCTTGGCGGATATCTGCATATCACAGCCCCATTTCCTCGATCAGCTGTGTGCCCCGCATCCTCGCCTCCTGGGCGTCGATGCGGCGAATATCCGCCTGACTAAAGCCGATCATTTCCAGGAAGGTGTCCGTCTGTGCAAAGGCGGGCCGGGCGCCGGCGATCTTGATAGCGGCGTCCGCCGTGACGGCCACGCTGGGCATGGCCGGGTTCTTGAAGTGGGCCACGATGTTTTTCTCGTCCTCGGTCAGCTCGTCCAGGGTGGCGTTGCGCGCCACGGCCAGCGCCATGAGGGCGATGGTCCGCAGGCTGTTCCCGTTGCCTCGGTTCAGCTGCTCGGCGGCGGCCACCAGCGTCTGGCTCTGCGCCAGGATGGCGTCGGAGCTGGTGGGGTTCGCCTCGCTGACCACGCCCGTGTCCGTGACGGTCAGGCCCGTCGCCGCGGAGAATTGCGTGGCCAGGATTCGGACCATCTCCACATGAGGGGAGATATTGCCCTGGGTGAGCTGGCCGAAGCTGGGCTTTTCGCCGGTTTCCGGGTTTGTGGTCGACGTCAAAATGCTGCCCACGTACTGTTTGAATTTTTGATTGATGATCGCGTCATACTGCTCATCGGTGACGCCCAGCAGGTACTTTTGGGGGCTCGTCGCAAACTCCAGGCCGATGCTGGCGTTGGCAATGGTCCGGACATAGCCCTGGATCAGCCGCCGGATGGGCTCCTTGATGCGGGACCGCCCGAAGGGCTTGTCGCTGGTGGCGTTCCAGATCAGCGGCTCGATGAGAGGCCGGCGCATTTTGTTTGCGTATCGTGTGGCCGCCCAGCTGCTGCCGCTGCGGGTCAGCACAATGACGGCGTCGTCGGTGTAGAAGTTGACGACAGAGGGGACCCACTCCGTGGCCTTGTACTCGTCCGGCGCCGTGTCAATGATGGCGAAGCCGCAGTCGATCCGGCCCTTGGCGCCGTTCCAGAGGCCCGCCGCCGTCTGCGGCGAGTGAAAGCGGATTTTGCATCCAACGTCCCGGTCAGAGGAGAGTGTGGCAAAGGTGCAGCCAAATTTCAGCTCGTCCCGCGTCGCCGGCATATACTGCGCAACGAGGTCGTTTCCCTCCACGATGCGGTCCAGCTCCGGAACGGTTTCGCCCTGGACGCTGACAAAGCCGTCGAACTGCGACCGGGCGGCCAGCACGTCCACGCACTTCGCGCCCCAGGCGCAGCCGATTTCGAGCCCGCGCATCCCCTGGGGGAGTGCAATGCCGAGATTGACGCTGTCCAGGCTGATATTGCCTTCGTAATATTTGTTCTTTTCGGCGTTTTTGGAATGGTGGTCGTCGTAGACCTTCAGCAGCTCTTTGAGCTGCGCACGTTCCAGGTCGGTCAATCCGCCGATGCTGGAGGGCTCCATTTTCAGCGACATGCAAAAGCTCCTCTCTTATCCGATCCGCATCTTCCGCGTGGGATCTCGCTTGCTCGTCTTCGCGCCCCAGAGGGCCAGGGCGCAGCCTTCAATGGGCAGGCTGTTCTCTCCGCCAAAGCCCCAGCCGCCGCCGATGGGCCGCTTGGTGCTTGTGACGGCGCTGTCCCGCAACGCCGGCTGGCCGGCGTACCATGTCACCGTCCGCTGGTTGATGGCGTCGGTGAGGGTGCTGACCGCGGCGATTACGTTCCTGGAGCTGGGCCGGATCACCGCGTCCTTGGCCCTCCAGGTGTCTTTGATATTCTCCACAAGCAGGTCGGCGCCGTTGCGCCCGTCGATGACGACGCAGCTGGCCGCCTTACTTCGCTCGTTGATCCACTCGGAAAGCCATGCGATGCCCCGTCCCGTTGGCCGGCGCTCGATCATGGAGACCCGCGCCGGGCCGTCCTGCGGGACGACCGCGCCGCAAAGGCAGACTTCCGCGCCGTCGGCGCTGAATTTCACGCCGTATGCGGTTTTCCCTTCCGGCTTCGGCGCCTCGCTGCGGCAGGCGTCCCAGGCCTCCGCCTGGATCGCGTAGTCCGCCTCCTGTGTCAGAATCGGACTCCACCAGCCGAGCCGCTCCCGGGCAAAGCCGTCCGGGCTTTGTGTGCTTAGCTCCTCGGCCGTAAAGGCTTCCGTGAGACGGATGCCCAGGGCCGGATTTGCTGCATACCAGAGCGCCACGTCGTCCAGCTTGATGGCGTCCACGCTGGCCGCGTCAATACTCCATTCGTGCCAGGCGTCGTGCGCGCCGGGGTCTTCCAGGCAGGAAGCGCGCCGCCGGCGGAAGACGGTGCCCGGCGCTCCCGGATAGGGCGGGGTGCCGGTATAGATCAGCTGCCGGGTGCCGGTGGTGCTGGCCGCCAGCGTGGCCATGATGCTGTCCACCTGGTCGTCGGTCAGCTCCTGGGCCTCGTCAAAGACGACGCGCGAAACGCCGTCGAAGCCGCGGGCCCGCTGCCGGCTGCGGGTGGAGTATTCGATGCCGCCGCCGTTGGTGAGGTAGATAGCCTCCTCGCCGTTGGTGTAGCGGATGTCCCGCACCTGCGCGTAGATCTCCGGGTGCCGGCGGTCGGTGAACATGGACTCCAGCCGGCGGAAGCTCTTTTTTGCGGTCACCACCTGGTGGGCCGTGTGAAGGATCTGTTCGCCCTTTACCAGCAGCCCGTAAAACTCGACGGCCTCCAGGCAGACGTTTTTTCCGTTTTGCCTGGGCACGGCCAGGCCCGCGCTGGTGACGGAGTAGGCGCCGGTCTCGTCCCGGCCCAGCCAGCAGTCGATGATCATGCGCTGCCAGGGATCCAGGGGGACGCCGTAGGCTGCCATGAGCTGCGCAGCCCCGGCGCCGTCCGTGCTGCTGCGCGGCGGCTCCACGCGGATCCGCGGCGTCTGACTGCCGGTCATGCGTATTTACTCCGCACTTCGTCCAAAATCGTCAGCTCCGGCACCTTGTCCTCCGCCTCTTCATCGGCGGGGACCGGCCGGCCTTTGAGCCGCACCAGCGCGCGGGGCGTGATGCCGAGGGCGTCCTTCATGGCAAGGACCTGGCGCCGCAGCGTCATGATCGCGTCGAAGTTCTTGTCCGTCGTGGCCGGGCCCCGGCTGTTCTTCTGAACGGTCTGGTAGCCCTCCTCCTTCCAGCGCTTGGTGAGGCGCTGAAGATCGCGCTCCATGATGCACAGGGCATGGACCTCCGGCTCGAAGATCTCGTCGTAGATGCCGAGCCGCTGCATCTGCTCGATGTATTTCTGCTCCCTGGTCATTCCGGGCCTCCCGGGCCTCTCTGGCCTCCTGCGCAGGCGCGGTCCCTGCGCGTTTTTGTGCGCGGCCCCCGCGCTGTTGTTTTTCCTGTGCGCTTCCCGGCCCCTCCGCCGTCTCTCGGGGGTATTTCGGCGCT